CCGTGCAGCTCACCCCTCACTTCTCGCTTGAAGAGTTCACCTTCAGCGAGACAGCCATCAGGCAAGGCATCGACAACACGATGCCCAAAGACCTTCTGCCTCGCGCCATAGAGACGGCGCAAATGATGGAGCGCATCCGCGCTCGCTTGAGCATCATCAAGGGCAAAGACGTCCCCATCTTCATCACCTCCGCTTACCGCTGCCTGCGCCTCAATCGCGCGCTTGGCAGCAAGGACTCCAGCGCTCATCCACGCATGGAGGCAGTCGATTGGCGCGCCCCCACATTCGGCACGCCTTACGAAGTGTGCCTGGCGCTTCAACGTGATGTTGACCAGTTGCAGATCGGCCAGCTTATCCACGAATACGGTCGATGGATTCACACCGGCTCACGCCTGGTCGCCAACCCCGTCAATCGGGTCATCACATACAAGCCGGGCATCAAGCTCCCACTGGTCGGCATCCACCACATGGACTGAGGCAACTCATGGAAAAAATCAAATCCCTCCTCGGCAAAATTGCCCCCTGGCTCGCAGCCGCAGCAACCGGCCCAGCGGGCCTTGCAGGCATGGCCATCAAAACCATCGCCACATCACTCGGTGATGAGAATGCGTCTGCTGACGATCTGCCTGGCCTCATTGCCGGGGCCTCACCGGAGCAACTCAAAGATCTGCAACAGGCCAACCTTGAATTCAAGGTTCGCATGCAAACGCTGGGCTTTCAGCATGAGACGGACCTGATCAAGCTGGTCAACGATGACCGGGCCAACGCCCGCGATCGAGAAATCAAAACCGGCGACTCTCTGACGCCGCAAATCTTGGCAGGCTTCGTCACCATCGGCTTCTTCGGGATCTTGATCACCATGATGACCAAGGAGCTTCCCACGGCTGCCAAAGATCCGGCCTTGCTGCTGCTCGGCGCTCTCAGTGCGGCCTTTGGCGCTGTCATCAATTACTACTTCGGCAGCAGCTCGGGCAGCGCACGCAAGACCCGCATGTTGGCCAACTCGTCTTCCAACAAGTGAGAAGTTGAGATGGACGAGAAATACCACGAGCAAGCTGCCCTGTACAGCGAAGACCAACGCGATGAAGCCGTTGCCGACATCCGCAGATCGCTGAGTGGATCTGGTCAGGAGGACTGCGAAGACTGCGGCGATGCCATCAGCCACGCACGCCGCCAGGCCGCGCCTTTTGCCATCCGTTGCACCCATTGCCAAAGCCGCTTCGAGCTGCTGGGCCGTACCACCAATCACCCTCGGAGTTTTGAATGAGCGACACCCCACCAAAAGACCCAAATGCATCCGTCAGCAATGCCGTGATGCTGGGCGAAGTTCTCGGCCAGCTCAAAGGTATACAGGTCGCTATCCAGGCCAGCCGTGACGACACGAACCGTCGCATTGATGACCTGCGCATCTCCATTGATGGCCGCTTTCAAGCGCATGACACGCGTCTGAACGGCCATGAAGAACGCATCGGCAAGCTGGAAGACAAAGAGCGATCTTCGGCCATCCGCTCGGCTGCATCCGGTGCCACCACAGGCTTGCTGATGACGGGCCTGATCGAAGGCATCAAGGCCCTGATCAACATGCGTCCGCATCCCTAAGCATGGCATACGACCAAGTCACCAAAAACAAGGTGCGGGCCAAGTACGTCCAGGGCATGCCTCTGGCCACCGCAGCAGAGTCTTTGGGCGTCCCTTATCAAACGGCTCGTGCCTGGAAGCGCAAGGCCTCCGAGGACGGTGACGACTGGGACATTGCACGCAATGCTCGCCGCTTGTCGGCCAGCGGCGCCGAGGGGCTGACCGGCCAGATCCTGCATGACCTGGCTGAGCAGTTCGAGGCCACGATCAAGGCCATGCGAGACGCCAAGGAAATGCCGCCTCAAACCAAGGCCGACATCCTGGTGCGCCTGTCAGATGCCTACATAAAAACGATGCAAGGCGCCGGTCGCGGCAATCCCAAACTCAACCGATTGGCCGTGGCCATGGACGTCATCCGTGAGCTGGTCACCTTCGTGGCCCAGAACCATCCAGCCCTGCGCACAGACATCCTGCGCATCGTTGAAGAGTTCGGCCCAGTTCTGTCTCAACGCTTCAGTTCAAACGCATGAGCAAGAAGCAACCGCCCATCAAAGCCACAGGCAAGGCCAAAGACTTCCTGGCCGAACTGCAAGCATTTGCAGACGGTCAGCGTCAACTGATCGAAGCCGAATGCACAGGCTTTGATCCTGAGCCCGCTGCCAGTGAGATTCGTCGCACCCGTGCCGCGCAGGACTATGGGTTCTTTTGCCGCACCTACTTTCCGCACTACATCAAGGGCGATTCATCGGTCTTTCACCAATGGTTTCACGACACAGTGCCCGCGCTCATCCGCGATGCGGTCGGCCATCTGATTGAATTCTCTGCTCCTCGTGGTGAGGCCAAGTCCACGTTGTCCACGCAGTTGATGTCCATCTATTGCGTGGTCTTTGAACTCAAACACTTCATGCCCATCGTCATGGATGCGTTTGACCAGGCCGCCACCATGCTCGAAGCCATCAAGGCTGAGCTGGAGGTGAACTCACGCCTGAAGATGGACTTCCCTGACCAGACCGGCAGAGGTCGGGTGTGGAACGCATCGGTCATCCTCACGGCCAATGAAATCAAGATCCAGGCCTTTGGTTCAGGCAAGCGCATGCGCGGCTTACGTCATGGTGCCTACCGTCCCGATCTGGTTTTTCTTGATGACATCGAAAACGACGAGAACGTGCGCTCCAAAGAGCAACGTGACAAGCTCGAAAACTGGGTCCTGAAGACTGTATTGAACCTGGGGCCACCCGATGGGTCGATGGACGTGGTGTATTGCAACACCATCTTGCATTACGACTCAGTCGCCAACCGCTTCCACCGTAAGCCTCGCTGGCTGCGCAAGAAGTTTCGGGCCATTGTCAAATGGCCTGATCGCATGGACCTGTGGGACCAGTGGGAACAACTGTTCCTCAACGGCGCCATGGTCGATGAAGATGACCAGGACGACCAACCGACTGGCGATCTAGCGCAGATTTTCTACGAAAAGAACAAGGCCGACATGGAGCTTGGGGCCGTCGTCAGTTGGCCCACTACGCGCCCCTTGCTGCGGCTGATGCAAATCCGCGCAGAAAGCCACCACGCGTTCGATTGCGAGTATCAGAACGACCCAACCAGCGACGATGCGGCATTGTTTCGCAGCCTCCAGTATTGGGTCCAGCCTTCGCGTGATTGGGTGTTCTTGGGGGCACATGACCCAAGCCTGGGCAAGAACAACAAGGCGCGCGATCCAAGCGCGATGCTGGTCGGTGGGCTTGATCGCAATCACGGCATTCTGGACATCGTCGAGGCCAAGGTGCAACGCATTCAGCCTCACAAACAGATTGCCAACATCATCGACGCCCAACGTGAGTACCTGTGTCTGATCTGGGGCTTTGAGGCGGTTCAGTTTCAGGAGTTCATGCGTACTGAACTGGTCAAACAAAGTGCCATTGCAGGCGTGCCGGTACCGGCCATGCCAATCATTCCTCACGGCGACAAAGACCTTCGCATCGAGAGTCTGAGCCCGCACGTTTTCAACGGCTTGATTCGCTCCCATCGGCGCTTTCACACCTTTAACGAGCAGCTCATCAACTACCCAGAAGCGGACCACGACGACGGTCCAGATGCCGCGCACATCCTTTGGACTCTGGCCGTGGCCAGGATGGGCTCCGCAGTGCAAATCCGCTCAGGAAAACGCGGCGCCTACCGCCGCAAACGCATATCAAAAAGCTAAGGCAAGCCATGCTCACCAAGTCCCTCAATTCGCTCATGCAGCGTCTGTCCGGCTGGCGCTCAAAGCCAGTGGCCGGGGCCGATAGCGACCCCAACCAGTTCCTCTCCGCGCTGGCTATTTTGCCCAACCCAGACCCAATCCTGCGCCAAATTGGTCAGGCTGAGATGGTCTACAACTCAATCATGCATGACGCGCATGTGATCGGCGAAATTCGCTCCATCCGGGGCGAATTCCGCAGCCACAAGTATCGTGTTTTGCCTGGCGATCAAGGCGATTCCAAAAGTGTGGCCGCAGCAGAGTTGTGCACCAAGTGGTTGGCCAACTCCAGGCCTAACCAGGTATGCGACTGGATGGAGGTGATGTGGCAGATGTCTGCGTCCATCTTCACCGGCTACCGTCCTCATGAACTGGTCTGGGACTACAACACCTTCAACGGTGATCTGGGTCGCAAGAACCTCCCGGTGTTGGTTGCTGATCGTCCTGGTCGGCGCTTCAAGTTTGATGCAGACGGCAATCCATTGCTGATCAGCAAGAACAACTTGATGGGTGCTCCTGTCGATCCCTATCAATTCGTCATCAGCCGTCACATGCCATCCATGGTCAATCCCTATGGATTGGCATTGCTGAGCACCTGCTACTGGCCTTGGAGCTTCAAGACAGGCGGCTGGCGCTTCTTCGTTAAGTACTGTGAGCGTCATGGCCTGCCATGGCCCTTTGCCACGTATCCCATGGGCACGACGGATGACGAGCTGGACAGGCTTGAAGAGGCTCTGTCCGACATGCTGGAGAACGGGTACATCATGGCACCCGATGGCACTGGTTTGAGCCTGCTCGAATCCAAGGGATCGGGCAGCATGCTGCCTCAAGAAGCGCTCATCAATGCAGCCAACCGCGAGATGAGCAAAGCCCTCACAGGCCAGTCCATGATCGCCGAACTGCACAACGTGGGCGCCCGTGCAGCATCGGAGACCGCGCTCAAGCGTCAATCCAGCATCAACAACTCTGACCGCGAGATCAGCACGGGCGGCATGTCCGAGATCTTCCGCTGGATCACCTTGTTCAACTTTGGTGACGGCATCGCGCCCCCAGTCCTGGACTACTTCAAACAAGAGGCCGCCGGCAAAGATCGGGCAGAGACTTATCAGATCGCCGTCAACATCGGTGGCAACCCCAGCCGCAAGGCTTTGCTGGACGAGTTGAACATCCCTGAGGCCGAGGGCCCGGATGACATGCTGACAGCGGCAAAGAGCATCCAACAAACCAAGGTTAATGCGTCATCGAACGGAGTATCAAACATCGTTCAAAACGACTTTGGGGCCTATCTCAACACCGTTCGGGGGTTCCGCTTTGCGGCGGCTGCTGGTCTGACCGAGGCCGATGCCATGGACCTTGCCGCCGTAGCTGCCGACGACGCGATCGAGCGCCAGATGCTC